CACATATGCCAATCTCGAGTTTGAGCGCCTTACCGGCCATTCTGTAACTAGTGTCGAAGGCAAGAGCTGGAAGGCATTGCCAGGCGTGGCCGCAGTGATTCATTCCGCTTCAAAGACCCTTTCGATCACACAGCAACAGGCCAGCCAATAGTGAGTGGGCAGCTCGTCAAGCGATACACCGTGGGCGGCGTTTCATATGACAGGCCAATCACTAAACCGCTGTCAGGCACAGTCTCATTCTCAGGCGGTGGCACGCTCAATTACGAGACAGGCGTAATCAGTGGCGGTGCTGGTGGTACGTGGTCAGGCCAGTTCGAGATTCAGGCAAGGTTTGGTTCAGACCGCTACCTCGAGCGCAACTTCTACATTGACTGGCACAACGTGCAGGTGAGCATCGTTGAGACATTCGATAGTGCCATTCCTGCTGTGGCATCAACCGCACCAGGTGATGTGATGAGCTATTCATTCTCATTGCCAATCGAAATTGGCCGTGAACGTCACGCGGATTACTCAACATACGTGTGGCGTGGCTCACCATATGCCGAAGATCGTGCAGCACAATATGCAGGTGGCCTCGTAGGGTTTGCAGGCAATGTGCTCTGCAAGAACCGCACTAATCTCGAAACGCTAATCGCATTGTTCCTGTGCGCTCGTGGCAGGCGCAGCGGCTTCCAGTTTGAAGCCTTCGATGTGCGCTTTGGGCGTGACACCTTAAGCATTGGCTATACAGGCAATGAGAGCTTTCAAGCTCCAATGTCATTTGTGGGGTTGGTGTAATGCCTCGAACAGTCCCATCAGGTCTGCTCAGTGCCATCCAATCAGGCGCAACTTCCTTGTGCAACCTGATCAATATTACCGATGCCATAGGCGGCACGCTGGCACTGACTGACCATATTCAGGACTTGAGCATATCAAGCGTGACCTACCTTGCAAGACCTGGTATGCGGGTCAGTCTGATGAAGTGCAGCGGCAACATGGAGATAGATAATTACGAGATAGAAGGCTATTTCGTGACGGGTGTGGTGACGATGGCTGACCTGCTCAAGGGCAGGTTCACAGGCGCACGAGTGCGGCGTTATATCGTCAATTACGATGATCTGGCAGATGGCGTGCTTCAGATTGGCGATGGCAATGTGAGCCGTGTTGAGGTTTCAGATAATGCCTTCAAGGTGCAGGTATTGGGGAAGATGTGGCGATTGTCTCAGCCAGTGGGCCGCACGGTGACGAAGCGGTGTGATGTTGAGACGCTTGGCGATTCCAGATGCCAGTTCAATCTGAACACAAGTCAATATCCATCAGGGCCAGCATTCAAGCAAAACCTTACAGTCTCGTCAGTTATTGATGCACTCACTTTCACTGCAAGCGGTGCGAGTGGCGGCGGCACTGGCTCAGATTGGTTCAAGAACGGGCGAGTGACTTGGCTGACAGGCGACAATGCTGGCTATACGCAGCAGATTGCAGAATACACCATTAATATTGGTGATGACGAATTTGTGCTGAGGACGCAACCAGGCGCAGATATTGACATTGGCGATACGCTCACAGCAACGGCAGGATGTGACCGCACCACAAGTGACTGCCGCTACAAGTTCACCAACTCATCACAAACCACCGGCAACATGGTCAACTATCGCGGCTTCCCTGGTCTGATTGGCACTGACATTTACTTAACAGCAGCAAAGATAAAGGCAATAGACGATGCTGGCGGCAGAGTCCCCTTCTAAACCCATACGTGAGCAGATCACCGAGAAGGCACTAGAGCTCGTGTCCAATCGCGTGCGCTTCAGACCCTATGGCCGCTTCCCTTATGAGCCAAAGCGCATACGTGGCCTTGATTGCATTGGCGTCTTGATATGGGTTGGGCAGCAGGTTGGCGTGCTTGGCGAGGTTGCGCCTTACAAGCCATACGCCTTTCCACCAGCGGCAGAAGCCTTTGATGAAATATTGCCTTACGTTGAGCCGACCTCAACACCGGAAGAAGGCACGATTGTGGTGCTTGGTGCGTATGAGGCCGTGCCAATGCACTGCGGTCTGATGCACAAGGCCAGTGATGGCTCGTGGGCGGTGATTGGCATTGCGCCTGTGGCGCACAGGCCCTATGTGACGATGTACCCCTTGAGCGATTGTGATAGAGCATCCAAAGCCTTTTACGATTACAAAGGAGTTGATTGATTCGTAAGCTGCTCAAGGTAGTTGCGCTTCTCATTGCGCTTGCGGTTCCAGTCTACGCTGACCCGCTCAGTACGATCCTCGCGGCTGGCTATATCATCTCGGAAATTCTGGCCGCAGCCATTGTTGTTGGCGTCAGTGTGGGCCTCAACTACCTGGTCAGTGTGCTCACTCGCCCCAAGCCTGGTGAGACACCACAGCGCGAAATTTCAATCACCACAGCAGAAGAAGGCGCGGCACTGGCACGTGTTTATGGCTCGAATGGTGCCAATGGGCAGATGGGCGTAGGGCCGCACTGCATTGAACGCGGTTCAGTCACGCAGCGCACTATAGGCGCAAGTGGCGGTGGGAAGAAAACACCAGGCAATCCAGGCTCATCGGCATATTCCATCTCGCTTGGCTTTGCAGTCTGCGAGAACATTGACGATACAGTGCTCGGCGTTTCGCGCATCTGGATGGCTGAAGAAGAACTCTACTTTGCTGACCCGTTCTCGCTCGATGGCTCTAACCCGCCCATAGTTGGCTCATCAGGCGGCGATTTTCTCAAGACTGCCTGCAATGCTCGAAGGATGCAGATATTGTTAGGGCAGTCCACTCAGACCACGCGATGCAGTTGGTTCTATCCGTCAGCGGATGATGCGCCTGCTCATCGAGGCGTGGTCACTGTGTGGTTCGATGATATGGATTTGGAGCCATCGCACACCCTGATGCCGCAGCTCAAGGTGGAAGTTGTCACTACGGCAGATGTGTACACCTATGAATGCTCGCTGGCAGGGCTGACGAGCGGTGATCTGAACTTCAATACAACCCTACCGGATGGAGCCTCGAATGCCACGGCGCAGAACATCTTCATCTTAGGGCCAACACCGCCCAAGCAGACCTTTGAGATGCTCAATGTGGTGAATCCCTTTTCGATAGTTGAGGCTGATGGAAAGCTCAAGGGCTTCTATCTGCCAACCACCTCGAGCGCAACAGTGACGGATGGTGAGCTGGGCGCAATCTCAAAGGGCCGCGAAGAAGTGACGCAGGATGAGGACAAGCCGCCCAAGTTCATCATGGCATCTGAGCAGACCACTGACACGCCACGGCGCGTGATCCTCAGATACTTTGACCCTGCACGTGCTTATGAGGTAGCAGTGCAAGGCGCAGCGCGTGAGTATGGGTCAGGGCATCGAGTGCTTGAATACAACCTGAACATGGCACTGGCTCGTGAGAATGTTGAATACATTGCCGCACGCGCACTTGGAAGGATGGAATCAGAGCGCGAGTCAATCAATGAAGTCCTGTTGCCGAAATACATTCAGTATCATCCAGGCGATACGCTCACCCTGCCATTACCTAATGGGCAGATGGTTGATGCTCGCATTGAGACAATGGAGATTGGACCAGGTGAGCCAACGACCATAGTCGCCACACGTCAATTGCGCCTTGCGGGTTTGGGCGCAGGTGATGGCTCGAACTCCACCTTGCCACCAGGTGAACCTGACAGCGGCATCCCGATTCTTTCAGCGTTCATTCTCTCGAACGTGCCGCCACTCATTGATGATCACGATGGCTTTGATGGCGTCTATTGGACTGCTGGCCCAAGCGTTGATGCCAATGACACCTCACCGCCTGCAACGTGGTTTGGTGCAATGCTCATACGCAATGCCTGTGGTTCGGATGATACGACCAAGCAATATCAAGTGGTTGCCGCCACCAACACGAGCGGCACAATTGGCATTGCCAAGACCACGCTTGCCGATGGCACAGGCATCGATGCAACCAATACGGTGGATATATCCTTCCCATATGGCGACGGGACCACGACGCTGACAGGCATTCAGAATGCCGCATTTGTAGCCACTACAGTGACGAACCTGTGCGTGCTTGGCGGTGAGGTGTTCCAGTTCAGGGATGTGACTGACGTGAGCGGTTCATACTCGGCACCGGACCAGCCAGTTTATAGATTGTCTCAACTCAAGCGCGGGTTGCGTGATACAGCCGCATTCACGAGTACGCACACCTCGAGCGATGCATTCTTCCTGTATGACCCGCAGGCGGTCATAAGAGTGCCATTGAATATTGACGAGCAGGACAATACCTGGAACTACAAGACGCTCACGAGCGGTCAGATTGAAGCAGATATAAATAACCCACTGGCATTCACCGTGGATGCTGATGCAGGCAATTCAGTGCTGCACGTTCACACGCATACTTAAAAATGGGCAAGCAAATAAAAAGCAGTGCCGTGACTCTCGATGGCTCATCGATGGGTGCTGCCGCTGTCGGACCCACAGGCACGGTACGACTGCGGCCCAAGACAGATTCATCAGCCCTTGAGGTGAGCTATAACGGCGCAGCATATGTGACATTGAGCGGTGCAGGTGGTGGCACACCAGGTTCACCCATTGGAAGCCTTCAATTCAATAGTGCGGGCGCATTTGGTGGCGTTACATCCTCAGTCGTATCAGGTGCAGACATTACACTTGGTGGTGAGCTGACCTTCAGCCGAGTGGCGTCATATAGCACTTTTAAGTTTTATCGTGAGGGGGCCGCAGGTGCAGATGTCGGGAATGGTGATGTGGTTGGCGGCGTGTTGTTTACTGGCAAAGTAGGCTCAGAGCTTGCTCTTGGCTATATGGGAGCCTACTACGAGTCGGCAACACCTCTCGGTGGCGTGCTGGTACTCGGTGCAAGAGATGGGGCCAATGCCCGTATTGAACTCAAGGACAATGCACCCACGCCTGGTACTAAGAACAGCATCACAATGCTGGCAGCCGGTGGTACGCACTTTGTGCAGGTGCAGGAAGGTGGGATCTTTCTTTCCACTGGCTCGGCAGGCTCGATGTGGTACAAGGAATCAACCGGCGTTCTCACTGATCTGCCTCTCGGTGCAGACACCCAAGTTCTGACCGTGACTAACATTGGCGGTGGTGTGTTTCGGCCTCGATGGGCAGCACCAGGTACTACCAGTGGAAGTGCGCCTGGTGGCAGTGCATCGGAACTGCAATATCGTGCAGGTCCAACGACATTGGGTGGCCTCGCTGGCTCAGCCGTATCTAGTACAAATATTTCCCTTTCCGGTGATCTGACCTTTGATCGCACCGGTGCCACTTATGCAGGCGGCTACTCCACGATCATCTTCAGGCGCGAAGATGCAAGCGCGGCTGTTATTACCAGCGGGCAACCTGTGGGGGGCGTGACGTTCCACGGCAGGCTCGTAACGGTTGGAATCACACAACTGGCAGCCATCTCAAGCTATTGGGACAACACTACAGGTGGGGCCAACAATCTTGGTGTCCTCAGATTAGTGGCAAGAGACGGAACGAAGTCACGAATAGAAATATATGACAGTGGCTCAACTATTAATGGCATCAATCTAATTGCCACGAATGGCTCAGTGGCCTTGTCGGTGCAACAAGGCGGAATCGGGCTTGCAGGCAATGCGGGATCAATAACAACTGGTGCGGTCTATTACCGAGACTCAAGTGGATTCATTGCGGGTCTGCAAAGTCTAGCAGGCTTCCTGAAGTCTACAGGCACAAATGCAGTACCAGCTTTTGCAGCACTGGCTGGTTCGGACATCGCATCCGGTGTGGTGGCACTTGCTCGAGGTGGCACAGGTTCATCGCTCACAGACCCTAATGCTGATCGCATCATGTTTTGGGATGACTCGGCGGGTGTGGTCGATTGGCTGACAGCAGGAACAGGACTGACCATCACCGGAACGACGATTACCGCATCAGGCAGTGCCACGGCTGCTGGTGGCTCCACTGAGCTTCAATATCGGGACTCCGGTACAGGCGGATTAGGCGCAGTATCAGGCTCAACTGTCTCAAGCATTGGCGATCTCACATTCACGCACAGTAATGCTGCGTTCAATCTTCTTGTCAATCGAACAGGCACCAGTCTTGTCAACGGAAACGAAGTTGGCCGCATAACATTCACCGGTACAGTGGGCGGCGTGCCAGATACGGCAATAGGATTCATCCGTGGATTATATGAATCCGCAAACGGTGGCCCAACAATCGATATGGGACTCTCGGCCACATCGAGAATCTATATCGGTACAACCGCAGCAACGATTACGGTTGGTTCTCACTCGATACAAGTGCAAACAGGCGGCATTGCCTTCTCTACTGGCTCATCAGGGGCGATGTGGTACAAGGATGGAAGTGGCTTTGTAACGGCGATCACGATTGGCTCAAGTGGCACCTTCCTCAAGTCCAATGGTTCTGTGCCTTCGTGGGCTAGTCTCGCCGCATCTGACATTGGTAGCGGCACACTCGCGCTTGCTCGAGGCGGCACTGGTTCGAGCCTCACTGATCCAAACGCAGATCGCATTCTATTTTGGGATGATTCAGCAGGGGTAGTAGATTGGTTGACTGCTGGTACTGGCTTGACGATTACCGGAACCACTATTACTGCAAGCGGCACTGCTAGTGCGGCTGGCTCTGGCTCTGAGATTCAATATCGCAACTCAGGTACAGGCGCATTTGCCGCCTTAGCAGGTTCCAGTGTTTCAAGTGCATCCATCAGCCTGAGCGGTGATCTGACCTTTGAGCATACAGGCGCAACGTATTCGGGCAGCTATTCCACCATCGTTTTCAGACGTGAGGAAGCAAGCAGTGCTGTGATTGTAAGCGGTCAGCCTGTGGGCGGTCTAACCTTCAATGGCAGGCTCGTGACTGTGGGCATCGTGCAGCTTGGCGGCATCTCAAGTTATTGGGATAACACCACAGGCGGTGCAAATAATTTGGGAGTGCTGCGACTGGTCGCCAGGGATGGAACAAAATCAAGAGTAGAGATATTTGACAGCGGTTCAACGAAGAACGGCGTCAATCTGATAGCAGTCAATGGTTCGATTTCACTGTCAGTGCAAGATGGTGGAATTGGGCTTGCTGGTCATGCAGGGTCAGCAACTACAGGCGCACTCTACTATCGAGACTCAGGCGGGTTTATCAGCGGCCTTGCAGGTGCAGCAGGGTTTCTCAAGTCTGCTGGTTCTGGCAATGTGCCAGCTTTTACCGCACTCGCTGGCTCAGACATTGCATCTGGCACGGTGGCATTGGCTCGAGGCGGTACGGGCGCAAGTCTCAGTGATCCGAATGCTGACCGTATAATGTTTTGGGATGATAGCGCAGGCGCAGTTGACTGGTTGACTGCTGGCACAGGTCTATCAATCTCAGGCACCACGATCACATCAACTGCTTCAGGCGGCACCAGTCTCACCGGATCAGTCACGCTCACTGACAACACGATGACTAATCTCTTTTCCATTACCTTTGCCTCGACTTCAGAGCATAAGGCAGTGGGCGGCGAGATTCATATGGTGTTCGTGGCAAAGCAAACATCCGGCTCGACGCAGACACAAGTCTACAGGCGCAAGGTTCACTTCGTGGCTGGTCACAATGGATCATCATCTACAAGTGCGGTGAATTTTACACAGGACACTGGCGTTGGCAGTTGCCAGGTTGCCTCAACAGGCCAATTCGATTTCATAAAGCATCAAGTAAATTCAAGCAGTTCGCTTGATATGACATCGGCTCAGATAGTGGGAAGTCTCTCTGAAACTGTAACGTATAAGGTTCTTATTGATAGCAGTCTGACAACGCTCAGTCAGCTCACCTGCTATTTCCTCGTGGAGTATCAAGGGGATTCAGGGATAACCATTGCATGAAATACATCACACTCAAGGAAGCCACCACGCGCAAAGGCGAGAATGTAAAGCTCAATTACGCCTCGCAGATTGAACTCATCGTTGGTGAGGCTATGGACAGTGCCAGTGGTCAGCGGCAGGGCTTTGACCGCGACACCAACAAGAAGGCTTTAAGGATTCTCAGCAGGCTTGATGCGCTCAATGGTGATGCGGTGCTTGCACTCGAGGATGCAGACCACACATTCCTGCTCGCAAGAGTTAATCAATTCATCTGGCCGTTTGCCGATCAGGTATTTGAACAATTCTGCGATGACATAGAAAAGGCTCCAAGTGAACAGCACTCAACAAGTGGTGCATGAGTTGCAAGAGCAAATATGGAATGTACGCTAAAGGTACGTCCATTGCTCAAAAGGGATTCCTTAAAAGGAGAACAACTCATGCCATATGATCCATCACAGCCCGATGCCAAAGCGCAGGGCGCAGAAGTCGAGAAGGTACGTCAGCAAATCGAGAAGCTCAAGCAGCAGGCTCCAAACCTCAAGAGTGAACTTGACCAGTTGATGCAGTCAGTCACGACCTTGATTCAGAGTGGCGGCCAGCAGCAAGGGCAGCAGCAGGGAGAATCTCAGCGGCACTAAACCTTACACCAGTGTTCCAGCCGATTTACTTCTCTCACTTGAAGGCCACATCAGCGTGGCCTTTTTGTTCGCCAAAAACACCACAAAACAGCACACCCCGAAAAGCCCTTTCCAGACTTCTCCCGCCAAAAAGTCGACAAGGGCATTTCTGAAACTCCCCATAACGAATAGAGGCGATTAGGGTTACTGTCACCAATGGCGGCCAGCTGAGGTAGTTTGCATGATTGATTTGCACCTACCCAAAAAGTGCCTTAATCCGTTCTAGTTATTGGCTTTATGGTGCAAATACAGGGGTTATTTCGAGGCTGGCAAGTGGTATCAAACTCCATATAACGGAATTGAAATGAAAATAATCCCGTCAAAAAGTCGCCAAGGCTTTTTAGCACTCAGTGAGGAACAGTTCGCGCTCTTTCTCGCGGCGATTGCTCAGCCCTTCGCTTACCACCTTCTCGCCATCAACAGTAATCTTGTTCCAAACCAGGAATTGATCGGCTGCGCCAAGATAGTCTGAGGCGTTTAGTTTCTTGAGCAATGTGGAATCACTGAAGGCACCAGTCCCAATGTTGAAGGTCAAGGATGCGCACGCATTGTATTGGTTCTGATCCACTGGCACTGAGATGCAGGCGTCAAGGCAATCTTCAGTCTCAGCCAGGTCGCCTGTGAGCAGATCATCAGATTCTTCCTGCGTGATTGTGCGGTTGTATGGATCATCCGGCCCATCGAGCAGATGGCCCACGCCAACGGTGAGATAGCCTGCCTGGTCATAGTACGGTTCCAGCTCGCAGCCTTCGCACTCGGTGATGAATGCAATGCCATCTTCATCGACGCCTTGAGGTTCTTCTGATTCCTCATCAGGTGGCAGGCGTTTGGCGGCGAGTTGCAGGAATCGTTCAATGCGCCTTATGCGGCGTTCAAGTCTCACTTCAGATGATATGGGATGGTACATGGCGGCATTGTACCTAATGGGCGGGATTAACTTTATTGCACAACTCTAAGCCTTCTCGCTTCACCTTGCCAATAATGCTCAAGCACTCGCATTGCATCACCTAATGCCTGCAAGGTGGCGTGTGTGTAAAGTGCGGTCATCCCACCAAGCCTGTGGCCCAAGACCGTGGCAATGATGCTGTGCGATATGCCTGCTTCTGCAAGGACCGATGCGGCTGTGTGGCGTATGTCGTGGATCACCCAAGTCTCGCGGCCTACTGCCAAGTCCATCTGCGCTGACACCACCTGCATTGTTTGGCGCACCGTTGCGCTCTTGGGGAACTTCGCACGCCTTCTCAGGATTGCTTCAATGGCTGGTGTCATTGGCAGCGTGCGATGGCTGTGGGTCTTGCTACCATATAAGGTGAATAGTTTTCTATCAAAGACAACCTGCTTATGCGTGAGGGCGCATATCTCACCCACACGTGCGCCGGTGAGCTGAAGCAGCTCGAGGACATCAGCGGCAACGGTGCGAGTCTTTTGGAACTTATTAGGTGCTCGAAGTGCCGCGACGAGCGTCAGCAGCTCGTCACGCGGCACTAATTTCGAGCGGCTCACCACGGTCAGTGAAGGCAACGAGGGAGCCTTGAAAGTCTCAAGTTCAGGAAAGTACATCGAGGCAGCGTTAAGTGTCCCAGTAACGCCTGCCATATGAAATTCAATAGTTGAGTTCTCAAGGCTCGTGCGCAGCATCCTGTCACGATACTCACGCAGGCGTGCCAGCGTCACATCCCGTACAGGTGTGCGCGGGCCTGCAAACTCCACGAAGTCCTTAAAGAATCCCTTCAGGCGGCGTCTGTTGTATGTGCTCGCGCAGATGGGGTCAGCCTCACGAGCCTCAAGCAGATCACCAAGAGTCACACCAGGCTTCGATGACACGATGCCATAACGCAAGGCACGCGCTCCCATCCGCATTCCGGCTATGGCATCTTTGGCTTCCTGAAGTGTGCGAAAGTCAGCGCGGCGAAACCGCCTGCCATCAATCGTCACATCAATGGCCCACCTGACTTCACCTAACTTGTTTTTGATTCGGTAAATCTTCATCAGATCACCGAAGGTTGAAGCGACATCAAGGCAGCAGAAGTGAGATGCACAATGGTTGGAATGGCTTCTGCTGCCTGACTTTTAAAATGCAGATAAATAGTCACGATCGGTACGTACTACTACACCGATCAACCGACACGCACTTGGTGGTGTGAAGTGCTCAAGCTGACAACCGAACGGAGTACCCACAACCACCAGATCACCTGGATTAGCCTCAAGGCCCACTGCGAATGTTGCCCAGTCGCCTCGAAGAATGCCTTCGTGTTGCAAGTCGTTGGAGAGTACCTTAACGCTTGCAAAGAAATAGTCATCGTGGTTTGGAAGTGGTCGAATATCACGAGTGCCAATGATTTCGACACATTTGGCTTGCAGACGCACTCCGCGTCTGTCTGGATTATTCACCATTAGAAGACTCCTTCTTGGTTATTACTGTCTGTGCTTTGCTGGCGTGAGGACGAAAGTCTATTTCGGATTCTTCACTATCGGAATCTTTACTTGTGCTTCTTTGGGATGCTCGATAATGCCTTGAGGCGTCGTTAGCATAGAGTCCGCAAAGCTAATCAATAATCGTCTCTCTGTGTCATTTAATGCACGCCAACGTTCTACAAATTCTCCAAGCAGGAAGTCAGTCTTTAAATCGTACGCTGCAAGGCCAAGCTTAAGTACACGCCTTAACACACCACTGCGATCATCATCCTGAAGCTCCATCAGTTCGCTGATGCGCTTATCCATCTCAAGCGTGAGCCTGGTCGATGCTGTGGTTTTTCTCGGCCTTCGTGTCATCGGCTCATCCTCAAAGGTCAATTGCATGGCCAAGCTTATACCCAAAGTGTCTACAAATATCAATAGATTCCTACATTTAGTAGACCACAACGTAAACATAAATTATTGACATGTGGATGATGTGGGCATAGATTCCCACTCACGATGGGACGCGCCAGGAAGTCAGCAGATGAATTTCGGATTGTCCTTTCCGGCAGAGTTCCACCTGACGTGAAAAGAGCCGTGCTCGCAATCGCCAAGCGGGAAGGGGTTTCCGCGTCACGCATCGTTGCCCGCCTGATCGAAACTGGCTTGTTTCATGAGCGCAATTACACCCCAAAACTAGCGTCTAAGATGTAAACATTTTTAGTTGACAGATCTACATGGTAGGCATAATATTCTCGTCAATGGATATGGATTCCATTGAAAGGAGACTTAGTAATGACAACAAAGCCTGGTGATCTGCTGACGATTGTGGAAGTGGCAGAGCTGATCGGAAGCACGCCCACATCGCTGCGCAAGGGTGCAATGGGCATTAACCAGCTCCCCAAGATTCGGCTTGGCGGTGCCATCCGTTACCGCAGATCAGACATTGAGAAATGGCTTGAGGGAAATACTCGTGAGCCGTTTCGCGTGGTTGAGCGAGCAAGGCGGTCGGCATGATGAGCGCACCTGTCCAAGTACCAGCACGTCAGCCCCGTGTTGAGCAGCGCGAATGTGAGCGGTGCTACCTCGAGGCTGATGACGATGAACTGATCCTGGTGCTTCACCCAGAAGCCTACGGCATAGCTGGATCACCCACCACTTACGAACTTGTTTGTATGGCCTGCCTCAGACGCGAAGCCGTAACAGACGAAATCCCTTATTAAAACTACGAATGGAGAATCGCCCTGAAATGACTGACACAACCAATGACCACCGCACTGAGGAAGAACTGTTCTGTGAGAAGTGCGGCAAGACGATCAAGGAAGAAGAAGGCGTTGAAGTTTTCATCGAGGATGACCAGTGGGTGCTGTGCACTGACTGCGCTGATTTGATCAAGGCAGAGCTTAGCAAGAAGGACGGTGATGATGATGACGAGTAGAGAAGAACTCGAAGAACGCAAAGAGCGGCTCAAGGAAGAACTCAAGACGATTGTTGAGACGATGCTTTTGCACAAGGACGGGCTGCGCCGGTGTGAAGCGCGAATGGATCAGATTGAGAACTCGATTGATACGGTGAACGGCCAGTTGCAAAGGAACGTGTTGCCATTCTCGAAGTGGCATCGGCAGCAATTTCAACGCGCCATCGTGCGTGGTGAGGAAGGGATGAGCCGATGAGCAGACCAACGATAAATGAAATGCTGGCGTATTTGGATAATCTGCCTGGATATATCAAGGACAAAACTTACCTTGATCCTATCCGCGTCATTCTCCAACAGGAACAGATGCGTCAAGAACGCGATGCAAGACCGCATCAAGAGCAGTTCCCGCCTGAAATCAAGTGGGCAGATTACATCAAGGCTGGTGGGCGATGAGCCACGATGCCGCATGGCGCAACCATCACTGGTCAGATGAATTTCAGGTTCAGCACACGTGCCTCGGTTGCAACCTGCCGATTGATCCTGCCAAGCCGCACTTCAAGCGCAACAACGATCGTGACGTGTTCTGCATACCTTGCGCCATTAGTGGTGGTTGGCTGGCTGATCGTGCAAGCGGCAACGTCAAGGCTGTGGCCGATCGTCAGCTTGCTAATGCAATGAGAAAGCGAAGGTTCAGATGAGACTTCTGCGCGATGAGGAAGCAACCAGGCTTGGGCCTTGCGAGTGGTGCAAGGAACTGATCTACAAAGACGAGCCGCACCACATTCACGTCTTTCATTTCACCAAAGTTCATAAAACGGTGCGCGGTCTTTACTGCCAGTACTGCGCGGTGAAGGCGGGATGGATACCAGCACCGGAAGGTGCTCAGGTTGTTGAAGTGTTTAGGAGTCGTTTCGTCTCGTAGCAGTGACGATTCCGCAAGCGCGGCTGTTGTAGCGATCTACACGCGGCTCCTATTCAGGTTTCAGGCTGTGAAGAAAGCGAAAAAGTATAAATATATTTTATTGAATGCGCCGGATAATAAGCTGGATGTGATCTGTAGTTTGATCCCTGGTATGAAGAGCCCGACCATTTTGCCACTGGGTATTGAAGGCTGGAGTTCGCTGCATTCTGTTGTGCATGAAGATGATTTCTGGAACATTATTGAAGGCTTAAAAGAAAACGGCGCCCAGGGGATTTTGGTGGCACCTATTGAAAAAATGGTTTTATGATGCAGGTAATAAACTACCCGGAAAAAAAAGAATGGCAGGAACTATTAAAGCGCCCTTCACAGGATTTTACATCAGTAAAAAATGCGGTGCAAAATATTTTAGATGATGTAAAGCAACGTGGCGATGCAGCTTTGAAAGACTATACAAAACGATTTGATAAAATTGAATTGGCTAATCTTTGGGTTGATGAAGAAGAATGGCAAACTGCAGCAACTCTTGATGATCATCTGAAAAGCGCCATACAACTCGCTATAAAAAATGTGCGCACATTTCATGAAGCGCAAAAAGAACCGGTACAAAAAATTGAAACTATGCCTGGCGTTGTTTGCTGGCGAAGATCTGTTGTCATAGAAAAAGTTGGGTTATATATTCCGGGTGGCACAGCGCCCTT